TTTCTGCCTCCCGCACATCAGGGTCCGTCTCATCAGGGATCGGCGTAGGGGGCGGTGGTGGTGGGGGCGGTGGCGACGCGACCACCTTGGGCTTCATGAACGACATGGGGCAGGTTACCTCCTGCCATTCACCTTACGGGCTGGGAGAGATACCGAGGGTGAATGCCCCGCCTTCTTCTGCTCATCACGAGCGCGCTGCCTCACGCTTGGCTCAGCGACATACCATGCGATGAGTGCTGAATCGCCCTTGTCCGGCGATCTGCCGAGGCGCTTCTTGATATCCTCCTTCTTCTCGATCAGGACGCCTTGCCGGGTAATCTCGAAAGTCGCAGCGGCAAGGTCTTCCGCCAATTCATCATCAGGCGGTATTTCCATGTTGTCGCCCGTGATCGGGTTCAGGGACTCGCGGAAGTGCCAGAAGAGATAGGCCCGCATGTTCTTGAACTCATACCCGCCATGCTTGGACTTGCCCGGCGCCCCAGCGGCAGGGTTGATGCCAGCAACAGGCATATCGAGATGCTTCTTGAGGTGGGTGTGCGCATCCCCGCCCCAGCCGCCACCAAGATCAATACCAATTGTTGCATTGTCGCGCACCACAGAAACAACCATGCCTGCGACAGACGGACCGTCAGTCGTCAAGGAGCCGGGAAGTTCAACGGGGTACTCCAGACGAATGCCGTGGCACGGTGTAGCGACCGTTTTATCTGGCCCGCCCTGCGCAACATCAACCCCCAGGCCAGTCATCGGACCCTTGGGCACACTCCGGTTCGCGATCCATCGGGCCTGCGCAGCCTTGATCCACGCCATTGGGATAGCGCGCGTTAGCTCGTCACCTGCCTCCTCGAATGCCTCATCGTCGGTGGCTGGATATTCTCGCTTGAAGCCAAGACAGAACTCATCGGACCCAAGCCCTTCCAGCATGGCCATTGCGCGGTTCTTGTCCCACGCCCAATAGATCTGATCCATGTCGAGACCATGCAGGACCATGTATTCCTCGAAGGATTGCGGAGGAACCCAGCCTTTGGTCGGTTCCTTGCGGTATTCCTCATGCAGGAACCACGGGATGAACAGCGCCATATAGCCCGATTCACCGCGCTTGGCTGCCTTCCACGCCCGATGAAAGCGCCCGCCTGGTTTGTCGGCCGTGCTTTCAATGATGACTTCTGTGCCATCCTCATCAGGCACAGCCTCGGCCAAGCCTTTCCACACTTCAGCCGCGCTGGAATCTGGCCAGAAATCGAACTCGGACGCATGAAGAAACTGGATCGTGGATGAGCGGCCGGCAGTCCGCGCACCTGCGGTTGCGATCTTGTACCCGCTATCGAGCTTGGAGAACTTCAGTTCATTGGCGTTGGCGACCCCGGTTTCAGGCTTGAAGTCAGGCAGATTGTTCTCGTGATACCGGCGCGTCATGCCGAACAGGTTCTGCGTTGCTGCGTCTTCGTGCGTCACGATGTAAGCCAGCACACCGTTCGACGTGGAGACCTTCTTGTAATACCGCCCCCCGACATAGGTGGAGATGCCTTGCTGGCGTCCCTTCAGGACAAGACAGCGAACACGGCCCGTCTCTTGGCGTTGCTGTTCAATGCGTTCATGCGCGTATCGCTGGGATGAGTTCAGCTTGAGCGGCCTGAGACCATCGCTTTTCGTGCGGATCATCAGGCAGGACTCGAAATACAACTCATCATCCATCAGGATGGCGTCGTACTCGTCGTCAGTTAATTGTTGGGCGCTGTCGAGCGGCATTCACCCTCTCCCGTGCAGCGGCAAGGCGTTCCTCGTGGGTGATGACGGTCTGCTCTTGCTTCTCCACGCGCTCACCGGACAGGATGCCAAGCTCTTTGATGGCGCCGTTCGCAGCGCCCAGCTGGTTGTCAGCGATGGCTGCATCATAAACGGTTATGGACATTTCCATGAGGCGCTCACGTGTGATTTCCAGCTTCTCGGAGGTTTCAGCCCGTGCGTTTTCGATAAATTCGCAAATCTCAACATTCTTCAACAAACGCTGCCCTTGAGAGTATGCGGTCTTTTCGCTGTACCCGGCGCGCTGCGCAGCCTTGGTTGCGTTGAAGTCGACCAGGTATTCCTCTGCGAAGCGTTGTTGCTTTGGGGTGAGGTTAGCCAAGGTCGACTCCCTTGATGATGCGTTGTCCTTCAGGGCTGTTCACAGGGGTAACGTTTGCGCCGAACTTCCGGGCCATGTCCTTTGCGATCCGGTGCGAGTTGCGGCGATCGTATGCGAAGAGTGCCACGATACCGAGAGGTATGCAGCATATGGCGAGGATGATGAGGGCTATGGTCATGGCTGTGAGGATGTGCGGGATCATCGAGTTGCCTCCAGTACTTTAGGGTGAAGCTTTCTGAGTGGTGATCGCCGCAGTTTGATGCGTCTCGGAACCAATGATGCCGCGATGGAGGAGCGTATCTCTGCCCTGCGCTTGCTGAGTTTGGCCTGAAAACGCGAATAGACGACCGCCATCCAGATCAGTTGCGCCCCGAAGGCGACAGCTAATCCGATGAAGACAATGAGGATGGGTGTTGCAAACATCAGTTGAGCTCCCCTATCAGCAGTTTGGACAGGGTGGTCTGCGCATGGGTCATGGCGCACTGGTTTCCGTCAAAGGTGATGCCGACAACAGCAACAGGGGAATGGTTGAAGCTGATCTCGATCACGGGATAGCCGTTCGGGAACTTGGGCGGGGTCAGGTCGCCCTCAGCGTGCTGGTAGGTGGCCTGCTCCAGGCTGATGTCGCGGATCTGGATGAAGGCGCGCTGGTACAGGTCGCGGGTGTAGTCCCTGACGAAATTGCCGAAGACTTCCACAACACGGTTATGGGAGCCAAGCGGAGGATGGCAGGCAGAGACCGTGCGGTTGATGACCTCAGGGTGAGGCGCTGCGGGAAGGTGGTTCAGGTTCAGCATGGTGACCCCTCGATTAAATCCGGTTTGATGTCCTTGACCGCTCTTATGCAAATCTCCACACCCCTACGGATTTGACCTTCAGAGGAAGGCAGGACACCCATTTGCTCACCCATGCCGGTCGGGCGCGCGTGAAAGGAGGGGCGGGAGTGTTTCATTATCCGGTCATCCTTTGCGCAGATGGCAGGGAGACGGGCTTGCCGAACTTGTTGTGAAGCCACGGCGCAATGTCATCCGACAGGACGAGCGCGCGATTGGCGAGCGTGACGGGCTTAGGGAGACCGATCGAGGGGAAGTGCCGGTTGATGCGGGAGGAAAACAAGCGGGCCTGGTCATCGCTGACGCCGCCACTTGTGCCATAGGACAGGCGCTCGCTGGCTTCATCATAGAGTTCACAGGCATCGGATACGGCGCAAACACGCGGATAGGTCTCCATCAGGATTGACAGGAATATAGCCTGCCACAGTGGTATGTTCAGTGAATGCTGGACTTCCAGAGCCAGATTTGTTCCGGACAGGCGCCGGATCTGCGCTTCGAGTTCGTGGATATATTGCGGATCGGACTTCGCCTTGCGCTCGGCATCCCGCTCTTTGCGGGCCAGAGGCAGGGCGCGCGTCACCTGCATGTGATTGCGCTTGTCCATGAAATACGCCACCTGCCGGGCAGACCAGCCTTTGCGTTCGAGGATTTCGAGATAAGCCCGCCTGCGCCAGTACTGGATGACGGGTCTTTGCGATCGGCCCTTGATGTCATCAGGGTGCAAGCCCGCCGTCTCACTGATCTGCTTCAGGATCGCATTGGCTGATACAGCCATCTGAATGATTGTCATCTTCCCACTCCCAGCCCCGTGAAGGTCCCCAGCCAGCGGGGGGCAGTCTGCTGGCTGGGGGTTTACCGTTGCCTGGGGACGATCAGGCGTCGGTAAGCCATGAGAAGCGAGGCTTTTCCTCGGCTTCAGGTTCGGTGGTTTCGGTCTCTGCTTCTGCGGCAATGCCGGGAAACGGCTCATCGTCATTCAGGATGGCTTCGATCTCGGCTTCTGTGCCGCCCGCTGTCGTGACGTCAGCATCCAGATCCGCAGGCAGGCCGTCCTTCACGCGCGCCGTGGCCATATCCAGTTCCTCTTCGGCACGAATGCGGGCGTCACGGGCTTCTTGGGCTGCGGCCGCAGAGACCTCCGCCGTCTTGAATGCCGCATCTTCCGCGACTTTCTTCAGGCCCAGCTCGCGGGCGTAGTGGTTCAGGTCTTTTTGTTCCATGTTCAATTTCCTCTAGGCTTCAATGCCGAAGTCTCGGCGGGCTGCGCGGATAGATACGATTACGCCGGCTGCCACGTCCGCAAATTGCATGGCGACCAGGATCAGGAAGGTGGAAGTGCCGAACGCGGGCGCCGTCAGGTAGGCAAAGCCCGCAATGACCGCGACCAGAAGGCTCAGCATGTGATCGACCATGCCGACATTGCCGATGCTCGTGGACTTCCACATCTCGACAACGAACAAGGGAATACTCAGGAGGATAATCATCTCGCCGGCAGTGATGGCCGTGATTGCGCCAGATGGGGCAGCAAAGTCAGAGACAATGCGATCCAGCGGACCCGTCGACGCAAGCGCAATGTAGAGCAGCATCGAGATCAGGAGTGTAGGGAGCGGCAGGAGGTATTTCATGAGGTTTCTCCATCAAGACGGTTTGCAGCTGCTTCTGTGCGGTCTGCGCGGCAAGAAAATGCGAACCAGTGTGTCATGCGGCTTCTCCATGCTTTGAAATCGTCCGGTAATGCTCGATCATGTCGGCAGGTCCTTTGCAGTCGGGGTGGTTCGGGGCTGGGCTGATGTCGGGGATCAGCCAGGTTCCAGAATCCGCAAACTCACGGAACGCGGCCCGCCAATCTTCGCGGCTAAGCTCTTGTTTCGCACCTGATGGCTCGCGGTCCTCGACATCCTGCCAACACTCACGGCTAAGCCAGCGATGCATGTCAGGCAGGTTGGCAACGAAACCTTTTGGCTTTTTGCGAAGCGCGACTTCCGATTTAATCGCCTTCAGGATGCGCTCCGCACTGCCAGCCTTCTTCACGGCCTTGGGCCACTGCGCCTTTGCGAGCTTCTTGGTCTGGTTGGCCTTCAGAGGCGATGACCGATAAATCGTCCACGCATCTTCAAACGAACAGGATGGTTCTATTGGATGGTTCAAGGATGGTTTGGGTGACACACTGTCATCGGGTTTTGGACACAGTGTCACCGGGTTGGTGTCGTCAGTGTCACCGGGTGACAACGTGTCATCGGGTTTAAGCGGTGACTCTGTGTCACTAGGTGACAGAATGTCACCGGGTCGCGGAAGGGCTGAAACAGCGCGTGTATCAATGCCCCAGATGATGACTTCACCACCCCTGACCGATCGCGTTCCAACACGTCTGATCAAGCCTTCAGCCTCAAGCTCCTTCCACGTACGAAGCACCGTCCGTTTGGACAGGTCGCATTGGTTGGCGATGGTGTCAGCAGCCTTCCAGATTCCCGACCCATCATCATTGGCGGCATCAGCCATAGCCAGCAGGACCGCCTTGCGGGTCACGCTGCCAAGCGAGCGCTTGAATACGAGCGTCATTACCTCGATGCTCATGCCGCCTCCCTCCCCTCATTGGAATTGCGATCACGGATCACGTTGTTGTGGATGGTGTGCTTCAGGACAACCGTGCGCGCCCTGTCATTGCGGTTCTTGCCGACATGGACCTCGAACAGTCCCTTGCACCTCAGAAGCTCCCGCTGGGCCTCTGCTCGGTCATCAGGGTCAGCCAGGTCATTGTCGAAAATGGCTTCCCACTTGTGGTCTTCACGATGCAGAAGAAGGATGGCCGTTGCATCTTCCTCGATCTTGCCGGAGTCCCGAAGGTCGCTCATCACGGGGCGACGGCCCGTTTTGTCATTGTCGCGGTTCAGTTGGCATAGGGCGACAATCGCAATGTCCGGGTGCTGCTTTGCGACGTCCAGCAATTCGTTGACCGCAAAACTGGTCTTCTCGTAGAGGCTCTTCCAATGCTGGCGCGGGGCAATTTTCGCAATGTGATCTACAAACACGATGCCGAGCGGCGGCAGGCCCCATTTGCGACAATGGTTTTTCCAAGCGCGGATCTGTGTATTCACGTCAGCGACGGTCTGGCCGTGCCGGTCATTGATCAGGAAGTTTCTCGCAGCGGGCTGCTCAAGAGCGTCCATCAGGCTTGAGCGGACCTCTTCAGTAATGAGGCCCGGTTCCTTCAAGGCGCTTACGGAAGGCGTCCAGCGGCCTTTCTGCCAGTTTATGTAGCAAGCCAGACGGCGCTGGACCTCGATCCCCTTCATGTCACAGGATACGAAGCCCACGGATTCTTCACGGGCGATATTACCTCCGGCACAAACCGCAAAGGCGGACTTGCCTATACCAGGGCGGGCAGCGATGATGGACAACGCCCCGCGCTCAAAGCCTTTGAACCCGCCATCCAGCTCAGCCATGCCGGTACGAACCAGAACAGCATTGTCAGAGCTTGCGAAAATATCCTCCGGGCGCTGAGATGCAGAAATGACAGGCGCATTCCCCAGCATCCGAGACCGGAACCCCTGAAGGCTTTCTTCGCAATGGTTCAGCGCATCCTCGCCGTTGCCGGACTGGGCAAGGCTGGACACTTCCTGCGCCATGCCGAGCAGCTTGCGACGAACAGACATGTCCGCAACCATGCTGGCATAGTCAGGCACTTCAGGGCCGAATGCTGTGGCGTCTGTCAGGTATTCAAGGAACGTCGCCCCTGACATACCCTGCCCTTGCAGGACTTCGGTGTTCTCGAAGTGCTCCAGCATGGTGACAGCATCAGCAACACGGCCCGCACGGATGAACTGCGCACACGCCTTGAACATTTCCTGATGGACTGGCGAGTAAAAGTCCTCGACTTCCAGCTTGGCCGCGACCTCATAGAAGTTATTGTTGTCGAACAGGATCGCGCCCAACAGGGCCGCTTCGGCTCTCAGATTGTTCGGCAGTGTCTGTGTCATGA